TATTTCTTACTGAATTTATCATCCCATTCTTTTTGTACAAAGATAGTAAAAAAAAAGAGAGGTATTACCCTCTCTTAATTTAGACTACTCAACATTTCTTTCCAACAACTTTAGGGTTTCAATACCATCATCTGTTTGTAGGTATTTTGAAACTGTTGAGATTCTATGCTCACCGAATGGAATAGTCATAAACTTGCTCTTGTTGTCTGAGAAGTTGAAGTAAATATCTCTTCCCTTGTTTCTAGTCTTAAGAATCTGTTGTTCGAAAGCTCTAGCAACAATGTCCTGAACCTTCAACAAAGGATCATTTAAGATCTCCATAAATCTAAGTGGGTACTTTTTAGCAAATACAAGAACATCTCTCTTTAGTTCTGAAGATGTTTTCTTGTCTGCCTGAACACCAAGCCCAATTCTAGCAACTGTCTCCATCATTGAAATCTCCATTGCCTTGGCAGCAATAAGTGCGTTCACCTCAATGTCTAAATCAATAAGATCGTTCTGAGCATCCTTCTCTGGATCTAGTTCTTCAAAAATTTTACCATTACCTGGGTGATAATAAAGAAACTGCTGTAGTACTGGGTTGCTCTCTGGTACGTGCAACATGCCATCCTCAAATACAATTGGCTCAAGGACTACATTACCGTCCTGTTCGTCCATAAATGGGCTTGGTTGATTTGCTGAATATCTCAGCTGTCTGTTTGCTTTACCGTCAAAATAAAGCAGAGGTCTTCTAGCTGTGCCCTTTGATGGGATCATCAAGCTAAGTGGTGCATCTGTTCTTAGGAGAACATAAGTTCTCGATTTTAATTCTTCCATTTGATTTTAAATTTAATTGAAAATAGAGGGAGTCACAGCGACCCCCTCAGTTAATTATTACTTTCTACGAATTCTTTGAATCTTACGTTGAGCAGAAGCCTTCATTGTCCCATCCTTCTTCTTTCCAGTCATAAGCAAAGCGTTGATTTGCTTTTCTTTGTCCGTATAAGTTCTTGAAGGAGTTACATTCATTGCTTTTGGAGTAGCCTTACCTAAACCAGCTACACCGATACCACTCATGCTAGGTCTTTTAACTTTTGCAACAACTGGCTTTGCGGAAGCAGCAGCTCTTTTCTGAGCAATAGAAGGAGCTTTTGGAGCTGCCTTTTTTCTATCAGATCTTGTTTTGTCATACTCATAAGCATTTTTAGCTTGATCGAGTGGAGACAAATAACTCTGAGGACTAGTTGCTTTTTTAATTGCAGTCTGTTCAGCGTTTGGAGTTGCATACTTAGTCATTCCTAAGCCAGACCCAGCACCTAATGTGGTTTTGCCTTTGCTTGCATAACCTCTACGCTTAGTCATCGCGTCTGCCTTTCTAGAATCTGCTACTGCTTGAACACTAGCTCTTTTTTTATTACGAGCTTCAATAGCTTGTTGAACTTTGCTTTTTTCCATTGTCGTATTTTTATAAGTAAAGGAAGGGCCAAACGGCCCCTCCTATTTTACTATTACTTCTCGAACAAAAAGAAGTTGTTAGCACCCATGGTGCACAACGCTCTTTCAGACAAGAAGTGAACCTCCATTGCATCCAAGCTAGAAGTCTGAGCTCCACCTGCGGAACCAGTGATCCAAGTCTTGTACTTACGATCTTCAGTCTCAGAAGCTCTGTAACGAACGTGCAAGAATGGACGCTTAGCGTTCTTACCAAGTACGTTGTCGTAAACGGTAGTAGTTCCAGCTGGAACAAGAACACCAGATACAGCTCCACCTACTAGACCACCACGCATGGTTGGATCGTTCAAGTACTTCCAGTCAGACTTGTAGAAGTCATAACCTCTACGGAAGCCAGTGAAACCAAGAGTAAGAGCCATCTTCTCATCGTTGTCAAATAGACCGTAAGAAGTACCTCCAGCTCCGTAGCTGTTTTGAGCTGCCAACATATCGTCAATGTCGAATCCAAACTGACGATCCAAGAAGATTACGTTCTCCTCGATAGATCCTTGCTTGTCAAGACGAGAAACGATGCTATCGAAATCATCCAAAGTAGATGGGTTACCACCTGACCATACGTTACCTCTCTTACCGATTGCATCAAATAGACCTTCAGATCCTTTGAAGCCCAACACCTTAGCAGATCCAGCAGCAGAACCTGCGGCAGGGATAGCTTCGATCATTGCAGTCTCAAGATAATCTTCGAAACGAAGACGGGTCTCGTGCTGAGACTTTAGGTACCACAAGAAACCTGGGCCATTGTCACCTTCAACTTCTACCCATCCGATCTGAGCCATGTCAGAACCAGATACTGCATAGTGATCTTTGATGATGATTGGAGAGTTCTCGAAGATCTCACCATCAGACTCAAGAGATTCAACCATTCCAAGAGTTCCTTTCTTAAACTCAGAACCATAAACGAATACGGATACAGTCTTAGTTGCTGCGAAAGTTTGTCCAGCGGCTTCGTAGTAAGCTACGTCAAAAGTTCTTGCTGCATAGTCAACAGCGGTAACGATACCTTTGTTTAGACCTTGAGCACCAGCTCCTTCTTCAGAGATAAGGACAGTTTGTCCAACACGGATAGCAATGCTACCGTTTACAAATCCTTTGCCAGTCAATTGACCAACTGGAACTGTAAAAGTTGCATTAGAGTCGCCAGCGGCTCCATCTTGAGTTACGTTTACATACTTAGTATGAAGACGTCCTTGCTCAGTCCACTTGATCAAGTCAGAAGTAGAAGGCAATTCTGCGCTCACCAATCTCAAGAAAGATGCTACGCTTCGGTTACCGTAACGCTCAAATTCTTTCTCGTAAGTATCAGGTAGATACTGGTTCAAGAAGTTGAAGTCGGTAATGTAATTTGTTGAGAGTGCTACTCTCTCTGCACTTGGCTGTAATTGAAAGCCAGGTACAGTTTGTACTGATCCTGCCATTGTTTTGTTGTTTTATTTTTTAAACCTAATTCGAAGACCTCGTCCATCGGTGTCTCCTACGCTACTAACCTTAAAGCTTCCCTTGTTCATCACTTCAGGGGATCTTCTCACTTCGAAGTTTATGTTCTTGCTTGATTTAGCTTCCTTTTCGACAGCGTCAGCAATCCCCTGCTCATAGAAAAACTTAGCGAATTTCTCTGGGTTCATAGCAACAGCTAATGACTTGTGGTAACCTTTCGCATCTTCGATCAATCCATCATTGTTCACGAATTTCGCAATGAAGTTGTTGATGTTGGATTGAACCTTCTTCAGTTCATTATGGTCTCCTGGGGAAAACTTCAGTTCTTTGTCTCCAATCTTGAAATCAAAACCTTTGAAATCGTTGTTGAAAACTTCATCTGTCTTCTTAAGAAACCACTCTGCCTGACGTTGTTCTAGCTCTTGGCCACTACTAGCTTTTGCTGAGTATTCCTTGTAAGCTTTAAGTGCCTCTTGATCCTCGGCAGAAAGGCTACCATAGCTTGACTCAAGCGGTGCCTTGTACTTCTGCTTTTGTTCCTCAAGGAACTTCTTAGCTTTTGCAAGTTCTTTTTTCTTTTCAATTTGTCTTTTCTTGATGTCCTTCTCGTCATCGAGGTCCTCGTCATAGCTAAACTTGTCAGCTATCAAGTAATCAATTTCTTCAGGATCAAGATCACTCTCCTTCTGAGAGTAATATTCTTTAAGTAGCTGATCTGGGTTCATTGAATCCAAGTCAGTGTTGATCTTAATAAAGTCGTTAAGCCCTCTTCCTGTTTCCTTCTTGAAGTTCAAGAATGCAGAAACATCTTCTGGGAGCTCTTCTTTCTGTGGCGCGAACAGATCCTCTACACTTGAGAGTTTCTTTCCGTACTTCTTGTCAAGAAAGTCGAGGACTTTATCCTCGCTTAAATCTTCTTGCCCTATTACTACAGTCTCTTCTACAGTTTCCGTAGCAGTAACCTGCTCTTCGTGCTTTTTAAGCAACTCTTCTTCGACTTGCTGAGCAGACTTCTGCTCCACATTATCTAGTGCTCTTACTTTTAATTCCATTAGATTACAAATTTAGTTATTATTTAATTTATTTTGGTTCGAATGAAGCCAGATCAAATCCGTCCATACTGTCCTCGTTTGATTCAAACTTCATTGGAGGTAAGTTATTTTTTCTTTGAGTGATTAACTTTGACTGCTGAGTGTTCTGCTTACTGATCCGCTCGTCCTTTCTGTCCTCCTTCATCTCCTCTCGATCCTTTAGCAACTGGGTTTGCATACCGTTCAACTGCATGTTGTACTGGAACTCTCGCTCCATCAACTGTAGCTTCAACATAGCCTCACCCTTAAGCTTCTCTAGATCCATTGCATTCTCAGCCTGCTTAAGTTGAATCTTACTTTCTGTTTCAAG